CGGGCTGGGCGTGTAGTGGAAATAAAAAAGGCCACCATCCGGCAGCTCTACTTGTTCCCTCCCGGTTTTGGATATGGGAGAGGTTTAAACAGCTTCGTGTTGAGCCGTTTTCTTGCCCGCTTATTGAGAAACTTGATATAGCGGAACTGGGTAAATTTATGTGCTGTTGCACGGTGAAAATTAGCTTGAAGATGCAAGCCCCGCGCACCTGCTTTACTGGCCTTGGTTGTTAAAGCAATTTTGTGGTACCACTCGCCGTCTAATTCGTAGAACGTGCTTTGATGGCTACCCACATAATCAAAGTTGCTAGCCTGATACACCACCCCGAAGCGACCGCACCGCTCATCAGCAAATGTCTGCACCCACTCAACACCGGGGTGAAGCAATTTGATAGTTTTGAGTGCGTAACTGATCGCCCGTGATTCCGTATTCGTCAGCATGTCGTCGTGTACCCAGAGTCGGTTTAACTCCATGTATTGCCTGTTACCTGTTCCCTCAACGACTCGCCCTCCGCTGCTGGGGTTCATTGCGTAACCCCATTGCATAACGCCAACTAGATCGCGCCCGGAGAAAATACCGAGGTGCAAATATGAGTTGTTCACTATGCGCTTGCTGTAATGAAAGTGGATAATAACGAGGCGAGCCAACCAGACGGGGATTGTGGCAACGTGCAGGTCTGAACATCCGTACCCCACGGTTACGCCGTCATAAACTACCGGAGCAGGCTTACCCACGGCGCGGGATGCGTTTTTGTAACTTAACTTTTTCATGGTCATATATACAGTATTCCGTTAGGATACCACCGCTGACGTTAGCAGGGTGGGCCTTGGTTATACTCATGACCGGAAACATGGGTGTAATGGCCTCTGCATGGTGCAAACATGCCGGGGTCGCCCATTTCTAACGAGTGATAGATGATAGCCGCTTGACTCAAAAGGTCAGGCGGTTTTTTGTTGAGAGGCAGAAATAGAAAAACCCGCACAGATGGCGGGTTTCTTTTAATTTCGTCGCTTGCGTGTACAGCTCCGCGAGCTTATGTCTAAATCATATATTTTTTGTTCAAATAGTCAAAGTTTTTTTCTCAAATCTTTTTATGTCTTTATCAAAGGCATCACTCATCGGGCGATAAAGCATATATTCGGCAGTGCTAATCCAGGCATCAATACGGCGGCGACACGTTGAAATGGAAAGCTCTGGGTGTGCCTCCTGCATTTCCTCCGCCATCGTGTAACGTTTCTTTTTATAAATGTAATGCTGCTGCAGTATCCCAATTAACCCAGGGGTCGATTGTAGAACCAGGCCAACAACCGAATCCATTAATAGCCCCTCATCATCCGTACAATAGATTAGATTACTATGGGCCTTGGGGTTGTTAAGGTCGCCAAATATCTCGAACAATTCCTCTTTTGATAAGCCTGATTTTCTCAGTTGGCTAATAGCGGCTTTTAATGCGGCTTTAGTTATTTGTTGTTTTGCCAATAATCGAGAAAATACCCCCTGAGCCCCTCCTGATTTCGCTATACGTGACCAGCGCCCCCACATCTTCAACTTACCCTTGAGCCAAATAAGCTCTAACGTATTTAAGTGTAACTCGTTGCCATCAGCCTTACCGCACGTTGTCGGATAAATCATAATTTCCCCTCCTTTCTCAATATATTCTGTGTGCGCATAACGCCCTCTGCGTGATATAGCCGCGCCGTGTCGCCATCAATTAAACGAGTGCGCCGATCACATTCGTCATGACATGCACTACATCCCCATGCGGCCTGTTCATCAGAGGGTTTAATTCCGGTACCGCAGGTTCCTGCCAGTCGGTAATGAGTGAGCACCACGGTTTCAGGGTTGCCATTGCATACACCCGGAATACGGATCTGGCACTCGCGGCCCCTTGCCTCTTTGCGTAAATTAGCCATGATTGCCCCTAAGCCGCATAACTCATTAATTGACTGGCGGCGTTCTCTGCCTCGGATGGATGACTGAATGATTTACTGAGAATGAAAGTCCATAGAACATTCAGCACTGCTTTGTATAAATCGTTGAATTCCAACTCGTCCATTTTCGAGAATGAAATAGAGCGAGGTTCGCGCAGCGTTGAGCCGTCCGGTAGTTCGTATAGGTCATAATGTCCCGACTCAACGGTTACCCAACGACGGAAAGCGTGGAATGATTTTGCAGTGGATAAATTCGCAGTCCGTTTACCGGCCACCAGCGCCAGATAATCATCAGCTATTTCATGAAGTACGCCCTCATTCCCCACATAGGAAATAAGTTGGCTTACATAACCGCGCAGGAATTTAAGTTCGAATGGTGATATCGCCCCGCCCCTTGGCTCCCAATATTCAAAACCAAGGTTGAGCAGCGAGAAGAATTTACGATGAAACGGCGCATTACGCACACGTTTAAATTCGCCAGTGACAATAGTCCCCAGCTTGGTGTTTTTGACAAAATCCTCAGCATCCGGCGTGGCCGGTACCAAGATCCCACCTGTTGATTTGGTAAAACTATACTGTGCCATTTCCGCCCCCGGATATATGGCACAGCAGCACGATATTTAGGTTATCGGGTGTTCAATCCGACACTTATATAATAACAGAATCAATCGAATTATTTTCAATAAGTTTTAACTGACATCAATACCAGTAAGATCTTTAATTTTCTTCTTAGCAAACCCTTCCGCAAGAGATTTAGTCACTGACATTAATGTTGATAATCCCTCATCTTTAAAGCCAGTCTTGATTGTCTGCCAAACTTCTTTCTGTCTTAAGTCAGCAATGAAATCATGGCCCCTAGCTGTTAGCCGAAGAGGAAGTAATACCCAGTCATATCCTTCATCATCAGAATTAGAATAAACGATACCAAAGCCTTGTCCACCATCAATACGGCAGATTAACCCTTGGTCGTCGAGTAATCTCATATGAAAAACGAAATCTTCATCACACTTAAAACCTTTTAACTCTAACTCTTCAATATTAGTTTCAGGCTTTTCCGATGACTCAAAGGCATCAAGTAAATTACGCAAATACTCGTGATTAATTTTCATTAAATTGCTCCTGTGACATGTCATATCACTATATATTTAATTTAGTCTCATGCCAGCCAAGAGTTTGCCAGCATTCACTTTCACCGATAAATGCGCAACCAAGACTATCACCCGGTAGAGCATCACCACACTTACCACACCTGCGCCCCGCTTGCTGTTTGAGCAGCGCCTGCAGCTCGGCGTTATCTTTTCGGATCAGCATAGTGATGTATTCGTCCATGTCGTACGGTTCACGCTGTGGGCGGCGTAGGGCACAGTTCTGCTGTAACATTTCTTTCTCTTGCTGGTCTATCGTCGCTATTAATTTATAGCTGCCACTATCACGCTCTTTCTGACGCTGTAGGCGTTTACGGGCCGCAGCCCGCTCTTTGGTATCAGTCATGCGGATGCTCCCGTTTATCAATGTTAGGGCTGAACCATAGGCATTCTATTTTGGTGACCGTGCCGCCCATACCAGCGCTGGCCTGTGCTGATTTTGTTTCTTTGCACCACCCGGCCAGCATGTCGTTATACAGTTCGCTGTCATAACCGGAAATGATCGACATACCTTTCAATTTTCTGACCGGCTCGAGTAATTCAATATGGTCTTGCTCGGTCATTTCATGGCGATATGAATAACCAGTTGGTTTCCAACGTTGGCGCGTTTCCGGCAAATATGGCGCATCAATGTAATTCAAAGTGCTGTCAGTATCATGATCCAGTAACACCTGAACGGCTGGGCGGTTCTCTATCAATACGCCAAGTAAACGCGAACCAATGGCGGCTAAATTATCAGGATAAGACGCCCATAACTGCTGGGCTGTCGAATATTCTCGTTTGGTATCAGTCCTAAACCCTGATTTATTGGCTGTGGCCGATGCTGAACTAAATCCCATTGTGGCCTTAATTACCGTCCTGCGGGCCTGTTCCAATTCATCATCAATAGGCTCATAGGCAAAGTTAAACTCTTCACGGCTATATGGTGTCAGCACACATAAATCACGTAAACGTATGTTCATTACTGGATCTTGCAGCACTCGGAATAGGTTCACAATTTCGCCATCAAGATCATTATAAACCTCAGCGTGGGAGCGGGCCTTTCTCAGTAGAACTGATGCCGCCCCCCCGAACGGCTCAACATAGCAACGGTGAGCAGGGAAAAAACTGGTTATCCATTTCGCTAATCGGAATTTTCCGCCGTGATATCTGATGACCGGATGTTTTATCTCTGTCATGCCGCCACCCTCCAGATACACAGCTCTGGCATATTCGCCCTTACCAGTGCCTCGGCAAAGGGAGGCGGTACTGCATTACCACACCTTGCCACCTGCTCAGATTTAGGCCAGATTGTGCCGTCAATATCCCGGTCAATAATGTAATCTGGCGGGAACCCGCTGGCGTTGTACAGCTCGCGGGCAATCAACATGCGCATGCATATATCAACGATGATGTATTCGCCCACAGATAGATATTGTGGTCGTGGCGCGGGGAATAAATGCCAGTCGTCCGGTAAATCGCTGAAATGATCCACCAGTCGTGCGCAGTTCCATGCGTTGTAGCGCTGCTTGTCGGTCAGTGGTTCGGCATCAAGATTGCTTTCTACCAAGCCAAAACGTTCTTTGGTTGTCACAGCATGTATCGGCTCTGATAAATCCACCGCGCCGCCAGTGCCGTAATACTTGGTCAGAAATGCGTTTACCAGTCCGACATGATTACCGCCCGCGGTTAAAGTCGGTACCGGTTCGGTGATGGGTTTACCATCGCGACATGTACCACGCAGTTGTACCAGGTGAGATGTACAAAGCGCATGGTGATCAACCGTGGTGATGGTGTGTAATGGCTCGTTAATATCGATGCCTGCACCGGTATAATTGCCGCCATAATGTTTTACCAGATGAGCGGCCACCATTCCCATTGCATGACCATTACCACCGGGGCGAATCGATGTACCGGCCGTGATAGTCGATAATGGCTCATCACATTGTTGGCCTATAGCGCCGGTCCTAAATTTGGTTATATGCGGTGCCAGTATTGCACTGGCTAACTGGCTTTTACCGCCCCCACCCGCCGTAACGGTACCCAGTGGAGTATTGATATCATTTGCCGTGCTGTTGCCGAACTGACGCACAACCACCGGCGCAGCGATAGCAAAACCATGTGTTCTAGTGATTGTTTGTAACGGGTCACGCAATGATTGCCCACGGAAACAATCATATTTGGTTTTAGTGCTGGTGTGGTTGCACTTCACTGCATACGGCTCCAGCAACAAATGCTCAGCCTTGCTGGTGATAGTGGTTAGCGGCTGATCTAGCGGATACTGCAGACGGTCGCCACCGAAACCGGTTTGGCCCAACCTCACAATAAATGGATCAGGGTTATCGATAACAAAGCGTTGCAGCCCTTTGACGATGCGCCGCAAGGTATTATCAGCCAAATCCTTTTTGCGACCGAAAATAGAGCGTGTTGGCTGGCTCCAGTCGATACACTCGGCCGCCGTGCGCCAAGGTTGCAACATGCCAGAAAGCACATCTGCAGAGTTTGGTGCGCCGTGGCTTGGCTCTGGCCATACAACCGACTCGCCGTCACAACGCCCAACCACAAACAACCGCTTTCTGATAGTGGGTGTACCGTAATCACAGGCTTTTAGCTCCCGGTGATCCACGTTATACCCCAACCCCGAAACCAGTTTCACCGCCTCAGGACTATTGATATCTATCTTCAAGAATTCACATACTTCTGCTAGTGCCGGGTGATTGCCATCAATACCGGTACCTAGCATGCCAATAAACGCCTTGAACGTTTCACCTTTACGGGCTGGATCAGGTCGGTGATTACCCTCACTATCCGTTAACAATGGCCCCCAGCCGCGAAACTCTTCGACATTTTCCAGCATCAGAAAACGTGGGCGAACTGCCAGCGCCCAGCGTAATACCACCCAGGCTAAACCACGAATTTCTTTCTTAACTGGCGTGCCACCCTTAGCTTTGGAGAAATGGCGGCAATCAGGACTGAACCAGCCAAGCAATACCGGCAGACCGCCGGTAGATATCAGCGGGTCGACACTGAAAATATCCTCAGGATAATGCAACGTTCGCGGGTGATTAATGGCATGCATCGCCATGGCTACCGGATTATGGTTCATCGCGATGTGTGGTTCATAGCCTAATGCTTGCTTGATTCCCTCGCAGCTCCCACCGCCACCAGCGAACCCAACGACAACCAGACCATCCTGCAAATCAGGTCGTGCAACTGTAATTTCTTTGCGCCGCGCCCATGCATGAGCCGCCTTTTGAATGTTGCGCGGATCTTCCCGCGTCAAAAACATTTCGTTCATCTTGGCCAGTAGCTGCTGTTGCTCTGACTCACTCATTGGGTGAACAGGAATGACTGACGAGGCGCATTGCTGAACTTCAGTAGGCCAGATCATTGCGCCCCCTCACGTAGTCTTGCTGCGAAATCAAGAATATTGGAAATCTCGCCTGTATCTGCCATTACACCAACGTCAAAAGCTTGTACGTGACGGTGCTGCGCAAATTTTTCAACACCCCCCGCCTCCACATCATTAAGAGCCAGAATGGTTGCAGGGACACTAATTACTTCGTATAGCGCCTCAAATGCATCTTCTTCATAGTCGCCACATGAAGAGATGCCATCTACCGTATTCAGATGCCCCCTGTTGTAACCGGCGTTATATACATGGACGCAGGCTTGTTGGAGTGCTGCGTTCTCGGCAACAATCACATTATATTTCCCCTGCCACTCCAAACACTCCCGCTCGTAGTGCTTTGCTGTGCGCCGGTTCTTATTAGCTGATGCCACCAACTCCGCTATACGGTCAGCGATGCCGTTTAACACCTCACTTTCACGTGGTTCCACTCTTTCCGCTGCTGAACGAATTGCAGCAATCATGCCATCGGTTGATATATTCATTTGGTCTCGCCTCTGTGGTCTCTGCGGTCACGCCAGTAATTTAAGCGCTCTTTAAAAAACTCTCGGTAATGCACCGGTACCCGTTCAATCGCTTCAAGTACATGAGCGCGGTTGGTCCTGCGCTCGTACAGGTTTTTGATTAAGCCGCTGGCTCTCAAATCAAGATTTAGCTTTTCTTGGTATTCCTGAGGCCAGAGGCAAATGTTGTACGGGAGTCCGGGCGGGAGATAATCCGATTGCCCGGTCATGGTATTAACTCCCCATGCCTACCGTGCTCATCAGTTGATTTATCCGAGATACTCGCAAGCAGTACGCCAGCTCCTTGTCATCAAATGGCATTCTGGCGGGCTTGGTTCGGGGTTCGCTTTTGTTGCGTTTTACTTGCGTGTCAGAGAATCGGAAAAAATCCTCTGAGATACTGTTGAGGGTGTATTGAGTCTTTCGACCATTGCGGCGGGTAATGTCTGCGTGGGGTGATCGAACCATACCCTGTACTCGGTAGCGCAAAACGCTAATCGGCATTTCAGCATTAGGAAATTTTAAAGTAATAGCCTCGATAATCTGGCTGTAGTTCATGCTTTGGCCCAGCATAACCGCTGCCAATTCACGGGTAGTTAGTTCACGTTTTTTCATGGTCTTGCCTCTTTTTTGGTTACTTAAACGCTGGTCAGGCGCGGTTAAAATTTTGGTGTTGAATAGTGTTTTTCTTTGGCCGGTGGCCTTGATGCCTCTTTTGCCATTCGGCTGGCTTCTTTTGCCACCAGTTGATCCACCGGTAGAAAGTGGCCGTTTTTAAATTCCTGATAAACGGTACCAGGCTCGCCAAATCGGTTTTTGGTTACTATGGCCTCAGCAAATCTTGCTGCCGGACTATCTGCGTTATAAACCGCTTCTCGATACAGCATGATGATGCTGTCGGCGTCCTGCTCGATTGAACCTGAGTCCCTGAGGTCGGAACTGATTGGCCTGCGGCTACCTGGTGGCCGTTCATCCACTTTTCGCGACAACTGGCTTAGTGCAAAAATCGGGGTGTTTATCCGACCGGCCAGCGTTTTTAATCCGCGTGAAATTATTCCGATCGACAGGTCATTACGCTCCGCCTTTGGTTTCGTAATCAGGCCAAGGTAATCAACCATCACCATTCTCAGTTTCGGGTACCGGCGCTTGTGCGTTTCTGCGATAGCCCGTATCTGATCGATGGTTAGCTCACTGGCATCAACGATCCAAATATCACGACCATTCAATGCCTGTAGCGCGGAGTTAATACGCGCCCAGTCCTCATCACATAACGTTTTAGGGTCGCGTAATTTAGACACTGGCAAGTTACCAGCACCGGCAACGGAACGCTCAACCATCTGTAGGGAGGCCATTTCCATACTGAATATCAGCGCACCACCGCCGTTCTGTGTAGCACCCTCAACAATCTTTAATGCAAACTCAGTCTTACCCATCCCCGGACGCCCAGCGATGACAACCAAGTCCTGAGGGTTAAAACCGCCCGTTATTGCATCCAGCTCGACAATGCCGCTTTGCAGGTTCATCGACTCAATCTCACCATTCATGCGCTTATCGAGCATATCCATGTAGTTGGGTAACAAATCGTTCAGATGTACGGGGATGATGCCGCCGCTGTCTGCCGTCATATCGATCAGTTGTGTTACCGCACCCTGTATTACCTGATCGCGCTGTTCCTGATTGTTAGCCCCTCGGATGCCGTCAGCAGCGGTCTGGAATAATGCGGTCATGGTTCGGCTATACCAGGTCTTACGGGCATGTGCGGCATATCCTTTCAGATTCGCTACGTTTCCCGGCATACGGACGATTTCAGACAGAGTGGCCAGACTACTGCCGCCCAATGCCTCACTGACAAACAGGACATCGATCAACCCTTTAGTCAGTGCCTGCTTTTTAATTTCCGCATACGCAGAACGGTATATTCTTATGCTGAATGCTTCCTCTGGCAGTGTGGCAATCACCTCCAGTGCATCGGGGGTAGAACCGCCATAAAGCAGACCAGATAAAATTGCTGCTTCCAATTCTTGAGGCTTCATAGCGCACCATCACGGGTTTTTCTTAAGACTTCCGGTTTCATCAGATAATCAAAGTTTGCCCGCCAGCCTGCCCCATCATCACCACCGAAATAAAACACGGTTGCCTGTCCGCGAAAGGCTTCGAAGTAGCTCTGGAACGCTTCAAGGTCTTTGGTTTTGAGGTATTGGAGTAATTCGCGGATGGCGTGTTTACGGTCCTGATCGATTTCAGCCGGTGGCAAAACATCGCTGAATACAAGGTTATACGCAGTAATGACCTCATCGCAATCAATCCGCCCAGCAGACTCAGACCATGCACGGGCATCAGCCAGATAACCATCGAACCGGTTTACACGGCAGATATTCGCAGGTTTGGCATACTTGCCGTTGCGGGGTTTCCAGGTATTTACTACCCAGAGGGCCACTAATTTCAAATCAGCCAGCGCGTAGGCTTTGCGTGATTTCGTTGCCGTCAGCAAGGTTTCGAATGGGCTAGAATCTTCACACCGGGTATGGGTGAGTTCGTTGTAATACGCCAAAGCCCTTTCAGCGTCAGCGAGAGTATTTTCGGTTTCCCCTTGAGGGGTAAGGGGTGTTTTATTCTTTGTAGTATTCTTTGTAGTATTCTCTTGTAACATTTGGTCATTCTGACTAGATGTGATCTTGTCATTCTGACCTGCTCCCAATTGGTCATTTTGACCAGATGCATTTGTAGAATTAAGCAACTCCAATTGGTCATAATTTATCGAATACCACTTAGTGCGGTTATAGGGATCACTGAGCAACACTTTATGTAACTGACCAACTGAAATTAGTTTCATTTCCAGCAGGTTTGCCAACGTGCGTTTAATCGTACTATCAGACCAAAAGCCTAATTCATCGGCCCATTCAGCCGCCGATTTATAAAACCACTTCCGGCCTTCATGACGGTGATCCGACCGACATAGCCAATAATGAATTTGCTGAACGAGTATGGCTTCATTGAGGCCAATCTCTTTTGCAAGCGAGGGTAGTACTTGCAGCGGAGGTTCATTAATTAACAGCTTGGCGCTATTCATCTTCAAACCCCCAGCGCTTCCGCTATTTGCCGACAGGCAGACTGATAATCGTCAGCTGATAGGTTCATCAGGCGCAGGTCTGCTTTCTTCTGCTCGTACTGTTCCCACACGCTATATGCGGCAACCTGACGCCCTGCAAAAATTGGCTCTATGTCAGCTATGCTTGCCGGTTGCCCGTTCAGCCGGAACCCGTTGCAGTAGGTAATTTTATCGATAGATGTAAGCATTGGTCTTGCCTCTGTTTTATACGGTGGTCAGCCGGTGGTGTTGTGGTCTGATTGCGTGAAGTGCCGCAACAGCGCCCGATATTCTTTGTGACATGTCACAGCCATCTAATAGAACAGCGCTAATTGCTGCGGCAAACTCTCTGCTGGCAATCGAAACCAAATAATTAACGGTCTCGCCATTTACTCTGGCCCGCCGTTCTGCTGGGAGCGCCGCTTTAAGTACCGGTGATAATTCCAAGACCTTTCGCATTGATGCTTTTGAATCCCCGCGCAACCAACGGAATAACTGCTGCCGGTTGTTGTTGATAGACTTCCAATCAGCGTTGCCCTCCTCGTCTTCAATGGGAGTGAGGCGTACTGAATCCGTACTGATATTAAGCAAGAAAAACATTCTGCTGATCTCGATAGCTACATGCTCCTGCCCCCGTTCTGCTGCCCACGCCTGTACTTCAGCTTTAAGGGCGTTAACTTGTTGTTCCACGTTGCGTCTCCTGTCGCAGGAAATTGATTATTGATAATCAGATTTTAAAAGTGGGTTTGGTTAAGCTGCGCTCTGATACATCGATGGGTCATATTTCAATTCGCCATGAGTAATGCGTTCAATCTTCATTGCTTGTTTCTCAGGGATAATTTCCCCCCAGCGACAAACTGCCGGGTGTTTTATTCCTAAGGCCATCGCGGTATTTACTACACCGCCAAAAAACTTGACTACCTCTTTCTTGTTCATAGGGACTCCTCTTTGATCATAAAGCGAAGGTAACAAAAGGTACATAACAATGCAAACACTTTTCACCACACTATCGCGTAACATTGGTTACATGAAAACTGAAATGAATGACCGCATCCGTATTCGCAGACTGCAACTGGATCTCACTCAAGTCCAATTAGCCAAGGCTATTGGAGTGAGTCGAGTATCAGTTACGAAATGGGAGTCAGGGATAACCAAACCAGATGGAGAGAATCTTCACCGACTGGCGCAAGTACTTTCATGTACGCCAGAATGGTTACTCTATGGTACCGGGGATTTACGCCAGGTTGATGATACAAAAATCAAGCCTCTCACCGCCGTGCCTAATGCCATACCTGTTATTTCATCAGTTCAAGCAGGCACTTGGACTGATACATATTCAGCGGCCCGAATTTCTGATGTTCTTAGATGGTGTACTACCACAGTGAAGGTTTCTGAAAACGCTTTTGCCTTAGATGTTCGTGGTGAGTCGATGACAAACCCCAATGGGTCACCTTCTATACCTGAAGGTTCTACAGTCATCGTCGAGCCTAACTATGGTTCTATTGAAGATTTATACGGCAAGATAGTGGTGGCCATTATTGATGGTAGTTCCGAGGCCACAATTAAAAAGCTAGTCGTCGATGGACCTAATAAATATCTCATGCCATTAAACCCTAACTTTAGACCGATCGAAATCAACGGCAATTGCCGTATTCTCGGTAGAGTAGTACAGGTCACCCAAGACCTGTAATCAATAGCCCATCACCTCGGTGGGTTTTCTTACGCCCTTAAATGTAACTTATGGAACATCTATCTATTGACATGGTAGGTAACTATAGGTACATTCACGATATCAACACGGCACAGCAGCCGATAAGCAGTTTAGGTTTAGTACGTTCTGGCAGCCGGGAAGACGGCAAAAGAGGAAGGTTATGAAAGCAACTAAAAAGAAAACGAGTAAATTCCAGATCCAATATCGCTACTGTGGAATGTGGGCTAACGGAAATACTTACTCAACGCGCAAAGAAGCTGATGATTACGCACGTAATACTGGCCGTGATTATCAAGTAGTCAAAGTACGGTAACAACAGAATTTGGGTTGTTGCATTGGAGGAGAACCCCGCGCCAAGGCTCGGCATGATTACCACAGTGCAGCAGCCCAAACCAATAACGTAGCCACGACGGGAAAGTGTGGTGAGGCAAGACCAAAGATCTGACCCGCTGGCCCGGCGTAATGGGCACCAAATTACAGACGTAAAAAAACCCACCTAAGTGGGCTTCTTTACCCCGGGTCACCGACCAAAGTTAACCGGGAAGCTAACGGGGACCAACCCGTTAACAGAGGCAAGACCAACGGCTTACGCCATCAATCTTAAAAACAGTATATCAGGAGTTGCTATGACAGCACTACAGATAACCACCCAGCTATACATCCATGTAAATCCGCATTCAACAATGAAAGCTAACCGCTTTATTGTGAGTACCTGTGACATGTCACAATCAACACCAGCATATGCGTTACTTGAAACCCGCGAAATCACTATCGCTTTCGACGAACCCGATCCATTTGAAATCATCAGTAAGCAGGTTGATTCACTACGCGCTCAAAAAGAGCGGCTGGCGGCTGAATCATATCGGCATCAGTTGCTAATTGATGATCAGATTCAGGCATTGCTATGCATCGAGCACAGTACTCCATCGAACGTATCTGATGATACCGAAATTCCTTTTTAATTAGTCATACATCAAAGACCAAGATCCGTTTAAAAACCAAAGAGGCAAGACCAACATGACTGTATTTATTTGTTTATTCGAGCCGAAAAAAGCGGCTCTCAAAAATGGGGCTATACCACTGGTTATAGCTCTGGAAGCCATAAATAAGAAAATGGCATCCGCACTGGCCATCGGGAAATTATGGGAAGCCTACCCCGCTGCCGGTGATAACTTTGCTGATCCGAAAATCTGTGAGGATACTGTCGGGCAACCGCGCCCTGCTGTGGGTGATTTCGATGAGCAGTTCGCACAGGATAATACCTTTGATGGCAAAGTATGGACGCCAAATACCGTGGCATCGCCAGAGGATGAGGATGATAACGACGGCGACGAACAAGGCGATGATTCTGGCTTGGTGAACTACGCCAAGTTGGGCATTGATGTCAAAGTTGGCAAGATCCTAATGTATGGCTTGCGTGACATTGGTACACACGAACTATCACTAGTGTATGACCTGATTAACGACGACGAGGGTGATGCTGGGCTGCGTTCAATTATAACGGCGTTGGCTGGTATACCGGCTGTAGGCGCAATGTATCAGGAGTCGGTCAAAGAACTGGTCGACGCCATTAATGTGAAGTTTCCTAAGACCCCTCAATTTCCTGAAGTACAGAAGTTTGCCCAAAAATGGGTTGATGAACCCAATAAGCGGGACGAGTTAACTGGAACGAAGAAAGTTACCCGTATAAACACACCCACGCCTGATGCGCCAATTAAACGCGGCTTTGACCACACCTATAAAACGCTTGATCTCGAAGTCGCCCTCGCCTTGGTACCCACTGTTTTGAACTGTTGGGAAATCTACTCAGCAGAAATGAGGCAGGCAAAAGAGCTGATGGATAGCAATGATGATGCCTGGCGCAAGTGGTCTACCGAATTGCGCGTTCGCAGCGATGCGTTGTCTATTCCGCGTGAAACCATCTTTGAGATGATCCGCGCGGGTAAAGAAAAACCTATCTTCCTAACCGATGCCGCAGCCAGGAAAGAATTTATCTCACAATATTTAGCCGTTAAAGGCCCACAGCCCGCAGTTAAAAATCTAGGCGACGGCAAGTTCTCTATTGATGGTCTGGTCGGTGGTGAACAGCCAGCGGCAAACAGTGAAACAAAACTGGCATTGGTTGCCAATTCTGGGCCAGAAACTGAAACAAAACCGCCAATTGTTGCAACAGAACAGGAAAACCCTTCACAGGAACCTATCTCCGATAATGCCGCTCAACAGGCTAAAGAGACATTGGATAAGTTGGGTTACAGCGTTTATGCCTCAACTGATGAGAAGCCAGCAGAGATAATTGAGACGGCACAGCAAAATGACGTTGCTACCGTAGCGGTTACGGCTGATGAGTTCCAACACCGCGCCGGGTTGATTGAGCAAGAGATTGCGCAGAAATCCCCTGCGGAGCAAGAAAACCTGCATATCTGGAAATCAGTACAACGCACAGATCCACGCTTTACCAAACCTGTAGAGGGTGCGGGATATGTAGCTACAAGCATTAACGCTGAATATATGTTTATGCGAGCCACCGAAGTATTCGGCCCAGTTGGTGAGGGTTGGGGCTATACCATTCTTGAAGAAAAGATGCTTTCAGGCGCGCCAATGTCCGAGGCTATTTACGACGATAACAAGAAATATGTTGGTAACCGGCTTATTCGTGATGCCGATGGCACATTGATATGCGAACAAAATCACTCGATCAAAATTCAATTCTGGTACTCAGTCGAGGGTGATGTGCGTGGCGAGATCGAAAGTTACGGAGCCACCCCTTACATGTATAAAACCAATAAAGGAATTAAGGCAGATAGCGAGGTAATCAAAAAGAGCCTCACTGACGCCATTAAGAAAGCATTATCTATGCTGGGCTTTAGCGCCGACGTATGGCTCGGCATGCACGATAACCCCGAGTATAAAGCAGAAAATGACATTGAGTTTGCTATCAAGAACGCCAGTGAAAAAGCTGGTGACTCAGTTCGTCTGCGCAAAGAACTGGATGAGAAGTTAACCAAAGTAGGCAATACCATTACGAGCGCCGTCACCACCAACGAAGTGAACAAGGTTTATAGCACCATTGCGCGTGAAGTTGATGTACATCGCAAAGATGCCGAAGCCAAAGCCGATCACGAACACGCCAATTACCTCAAAACCCGCCTGCTTGCGTTACACCGCTTAACTGAAAAACGGGTTGCTGAACTTACCGCACAGGAGCCGACATTATGAGCAATACAGCAATCGCATTAGCCGCAGACCTTTTCAAACTGCAACAGTTGGTTGAGTCCTCAGAGGAACTCACGCCAGAAATGATCGCCGATACGCTTGAGGGGTTAGAGGGTGCCCTGGGGGATAAGCTGGATGCAACCTACGTCTTTGTTCGCAATCTTGAAGGGCAAGCAAAGACCTGTGATGAAGAAGCGAAGCGCCTAGCTGATCGTAAGCGATCGTTCGAGAACCGGGCAAAGTCGATCAAGCAGTATGTGCTTAGCTGTTTACTGGCTGCTGATATGAACACATTGAAAACGCCGTATAACACATTCACCGCTCGTAAAGGTGTGGCTAATGTGGTCATCGATAACGAGGATTTGTTGCCAAGTGAACTGGTAACGGTACAGACCATCGTAGCGCCGGATAAAAAGGCCATCAAAGAAGCCATAGAAAATGGCGTTGATGTTAAAGGTGCGCATATCGAAATAGGTAGTCGTAGCCTGCAAGTTCGATAATTTATCCAGCCCCGGACCAACGGGGCATTATTGAGGCAAGACCAATGCTAAGAAAGACACAAAAGCGGCACGAACTGGCCTATATAACACTCCCAGACGGAAGAACGGGAACCATCCACACCGATCGCCGCTGTGATGTTCACTATGATTTTCCAACTGATGTGCGCATTAGTAGCACACCACCGCAGCCAACCGCTGAAAAGGAGGCCAGGCAATGATCCGTTCTCAACTGGCCGTGTTCTTTATCACAGCAGGAGCAGCCTTAACTCTAATTTATGGGGCTGAGGTCAGCGCTGTAGCCGCGTTTTCATTTGGTACCGGTTTGGCTGTGGGGTGCTGGAGGCGTAGAAAAGTACCAACCAAAAGTTGATTTTGCTTAATCAGAAATAATCAAGCTGCCGCGCTAGCATGATGGTAAACCAACACCAGGGAAAACCATCATGCAGCAATGGCAACCAGGCAAGCGTCTATTGACCGACTTCGATATTAAGATCGGTAAATTATCAGCCAGCGTACGAAAGCAGCAACTCACCGACCAAGATATACAGCGGGCCTGTTCTGCGACCGACAGAGCAATAACCCAAATGATACAGGGGCAAGACCATGAAAAACGACCACGACATAATCACCAAAGAGGAGATGATTGAGCTGACCGGGTATCATATCCCTTCAAAGCAATGTGAAGCACTTAAAAATGCTGGGATATTTTTTATAATCCGTAGAGATGGCCGTCCGCAAACTACATGGGGCCATTTTCAAGATCCCCTATCTCTTCGTCATACCCCCAAAGCAGCGACTGAAATATCTGTTGAGCCTAACTTCGGAGCATTAGATTAATGGGGAGAAAACGCAGTAACCCACAAGACAACTGGATGCCTCCACGAACATGCAGGGGGCGTTCTGCATTTGAATTTAAGCCTAAGCTCGGGGGAACGATAAGGCTCTGCGGATTCGATGCCAGTCCGGCCCAAGTATGGGCAGCGTATGAGGCGTTAATAAATGATAAACAGAATGAAAATGTCTTTAATTGGCTTGTTAGTCGATTCTTTCTATCTGCCGATTTTATAGAGCTAGCTGTTGAGACACAGAAAGATTATCGGAAATATGCGGTAAAAGTATTATCTGTTTTCGGCGAGGTCCATCCAGATGCAATAAAACCTGAGCATATTCGCAAGTATATGGATAAGCGTGGCGTAAAAAGTCGCACTCAGGCTAATAGGGAAAAAGCCTTTACATCCCGTGTCTTTCGATGGGCCTATGAGAGAGGGATGGTGAAAATGAACCCATGCAAAGGCGTGAAGCAATTTAAAGAAACCAGCCGTACACGTTATATAACCAATAAAGAATACGATGCGCTTTATCAAGTTTCCCCGCCAGTAGTTCAGGTCGCAATGGAACTGGCATATTTATGCTGTGCACGACAAGCCGATATTTTAGGCATGAAGAAGAACCAACTAATTGATGATGGGATCTTAATACAACAAAGTAAAACGGGTATTTCTCAAATCAAAGCATGGGGACCGCGTTTAACCGCAGTTATAAAGCTCGCCAGTCAACTACCGTTAAACAGAGGAATGAGCAGCATCTTTGTTATCCACCAACAATCCGGTGCCAGATATACAAGAGATGGTTTTAATAGCCGATGGCTGAAAGCCAAAGCGGAGGCAAAAGAGAAGTATCCAGAATTAGAGTTTAATTTCACTTTTCACGATTTGAAGGCAAAAGGAATCTCTGATTTAAGCGGATCGCTTTACGAAAAACAGGCGATATCAGGACACAAGAATGCAGCTCAAACAGCACGATATGATCGTAAAATTGCGATAGTGCCAGCGGTAGGAGACCAGTAAAGCAGAAATAATATTATGAAGGGATATTATGAAAGGTGA